TCAATGACCGCGTAGCAGTTCGGCGGCCTGGTCGAGCAGGCCCAGCGGGTCTTGCACCTTGTGAATGTCTACCGACAGCAGCTGGCGGAATCGCCGTGCGCCGGGGAAGCCCTGGGCCAGCCCCAATACATGGCGACTGACGTGATGCAGGGTGCCACCCTCGCGCAGGTGCTGCTCGACGTAGGGCTTCAGGGCAAGCAGGGCCTCCATGCGGGTGATGCCGGTGTCGGCGGTGCCGAACAGGCGGCTGTCCACCTGCGCCAGCAGATAAGGGTTGTGATAAGCCTCGCGGCCAAGCATCACACCGTCGAAGCTTTGCAGATGTTGCTCGCATTCCTCGAGGGTTTTGATACCGCCGTTGAGGATGATCTCGAGATCTGGGAAGTCCTGCTTGAGCTGCGCGGCGACGTCGTAGCGCAGCGGCGGAACCTCGCGGTTTTCCTTCGGCGACAGGCCTTCGAGGATGGCGATGCGCGCATGCACAGTGAAGCTGCGGCAACCGGCATCGCGTACCTGGCCGACGAAATCGCACAGCTCGGCGTAGCTGTCACGGCCGTTGATGCCGATGCGGTGCTTGACCGTCACCGGGATGCTCACGGTGTCCTGCATGGCCTTCACGCAGTCGGCCACCAGCGCCGGGTGGCCCATCAGACAGGCGCCGATCATGTTGTTCTGCACGCGGTCGCTGGGGCAGCCGACGTTCAGGTTCACTTCGTCATAGCCATGTTCTTCAGCCATCCGCGCGCAGGTCGCCAGGTCCTGCGGGTTGCTACCGCCCAACTGCAGGGCAATCGGGTGTTCACACTCGCTGTAACGCAGGAAACGCTCACGGTCGCCGTGGATCAGCGCGCCGGTGGTGACCATCTCGGTGTAGAGCAGGGCATGGCGCGACAGCTGACGTAGAAAGAACCGGCAATGACGATCCGTCCAATCCATCATCGGGGCAACGGAAAAGCGGCGGGACAGGGCGGGGCGCGTGGTTACTGGCTTGGAGCTAGATTCTGTGGGCATTCTCAATGTCTGATTTGCTGCGTATTTCCGCCCGTTTTCGCTTGTTTTTAATGGGTCGCTGGTACAATGTACCAGTCTCATTTGCTCATGTACCAAATCGAAATGGCTACGATCAGGAAGCGAAAGCGAAAGGACGGAACCTACGGATATACGGCGCAGATCCGCATCATGCGCGATGGCGTGCAAGTCTATCAGGAAAGCCAGACGTTCGACCGACAGCAGACCGCCAAGGCCTGGGTGGCGCGGCGTGAAACGGAACTGGCAGAGCCAGGTGCCCTGGCCCGGGCGAGCCGTAAGGCGGTGTCGCTGAGCGATATCATCACGCAGTACATCGAGGAATCGAAGGCCGATCTGGGTAGAACTAAGCAGGCAACGCTGAAGGCGATTGCTGAAACCTGGTTGGGTGAGTTGCGCGATAGTGAGATCACCAGCCAGCAGCTGGTGGACTATGCGAAGTGGCGGATGAGCGCTGATGGTGGCGCCATTCAGGCGCAGACGGTGGGCAACGACCTGGCGCACTTGGGGGCTGTGCTTTCAGTGGCCAGGCCGGCGTGGGGTTATGAGATCGACCCCCATGCGATGCCGGACGCTCGGCGAGTGCTCAAGCGGCTTGGCCTGGTGAGCCGGAGCGTTGAGCGGGATCGCCGGCCGACGTTGGATGAGCTGTCGAAGCTGCTCGAGTACTTCTTCGACGTGTTGAGGCGCCGGCCGACCTCGGCGCATATGCCCAAGCTGATCGCCTTCGCCATTTTCTCAACGCGCCGGCAGGAGGAGATAACCCGTATTCGCTGGGATGATCTGGATCGGCAGGGCCAGCGGGTGCTGGTGCGTGACATGAAGAACCCCGGGCAGAAGATCGGTAACGATGTGTGGTGCCATCTGCCGCCTGAGGCGATGGCCATCATCGACAGCATGCCGCAGGTGGCGCCGGAGATATTCCCCTACAACGGCAAGTCGGCCGGCAGCGCGTGGACGAAAGCGTGCAAGTTCCTGGCAATCGAAGACTTGCACTTCCACGACCTGCGGCACGACGGTGTGAGCCGTCTGTTCGAAATGGACTGGGATATCCCAAGGGTGGCCAGTGTGTCTGGCCATCGGGACTGGAACTCACTGCGGCGCTACACGCATCTGCGCGGGCGGGGTGATCGGTACGCCGGCTGGGCCTGGCTGCCGAGGATCATCGAGGCAAAGGCGGTGATCGGGTATCAAAGGAAAGGGGGCTGAAGCCCCCTTTTAGCTGGCCTTCTTGTAGCGGCCGTGGAGTTTGTCGTTCTCTACTACCGCCTTGGCGCGCTGGGCGTCGAGGTAGGTGGCCAGGTCGGAGAGGTGTACGCCCTTGGCCGCTTTCTGGCTGCCTTCGATGCGGGTGATGGGCAGATCGATCTCACCAGCGCCGGCCTTGCGCAGCAGCTTCTCGGGCGTGAGGTGCGAAAAGTAGTCGGCACACACGCGCTCGATAGGGATGATGGCCATGCCGTTGTACTGGGCCATAAGCAAAAATGCCGTGTTCATGCGGCCTCCGACTGCGTGCGCCAGGCGCCGAAGGCGTCGAAGACGCGCTCGGCTTGGGCTTCGGTGAGGGTGATTTCGGCGGGGATGGCGAGCCATGCCAGGCCGATGAAGTGGTAGGGGTTGCAGCCAGCCTTCAGCTCGACGCAGTAAGCTTCGACGGTTTCAGCCAGTTGGGCGGCTTTGTAGATGCCTTGCGGGGCAATCTCTACGCTCTTCATGTAGGCAGTGCCGAGTTGGTCGCGGCACAGCGCGGCCAGGTAGAGGCTCCAGCGGTGCGGCATGTCGGTGGCCGCCGTGGCAACCGCCTCTCGGCCGTTGCCGATTGCGCGCGCGTGCTTCCAATCAACGAGCACCTGTAGTTCCAGGTGCTCGATGTCGAGCACCGCCACATGGTTGCTGCGCAGCATGGAGCGGTAGTAGTTGGCCAGCCGGGCTTTGTGGTTGTAGGGCTTGCGCTGGCTCATGCTGCCTCCACCACTCTAATCGGATCCCAGTTGCTTTCGCATAACCCGTAAGCGCTGGAGCAGGCGCTGGGTTCGACATCGCCAAGCAGATCGTATTGCAGGCCGCCGCGGGTGGTTCTTGACCATTCAACTGCTTGCCGGATGCTGGCGATCTGCATGACTTCGATAGCTGTCATGTCGGCGATGCTGCCCTTGGGATGTTTGGCGTTGGAGCCGGCAAAGAAGGTAGCCGCGCCGCACTTGCTTGCCTGCTGCACCAGCTTCTCCCAGCGTTCGATCCGGTCAACCACCTCCGGGAACCGATGCGCGATCTCGCGGAGCTCGTCCTTACGACAGTTGATGCAGGGCATGCAGCCAACGCGGCCCATGCCCTGGCTGTAGAGCGGGTTCGGTTTGATGCCCATATAGCGATGGGCCTCGAACACGGCCGGTATGTCCCACTTCAGGATCGGCCGGTAGTTGAACAGGCCGCCGCCGACCTCGTCGCACTCGGGCAGGTAGCGGCGGTTTAGCGACTCGTCACTGCGAACTCCCTGCCACGACATGATCATGTCGCCTCGACCCATCAAGGGGATGACGACCTGGTTCAGCATTGGATCGCGCTTAAGCTCCATGGTGCAGAACTGGGCGCGGCGGCTGGGAAAGCGGCCTTTCCAGATGCACAGATCGAGGAAAGGGTTGCCAGTTGGGTGCAGCACGTCGAGCGCAGCCAGCACCACATCCTCGGCAATACCTTGCTCTCGCCACTTGGTTTCAATGAAACGGCGCTTGCCAGCGATCTGGCGCGTGAAGTCTGCGCGCACTCGCTGGATGTTCACGCCGGTCGCCTGTTCCAAGTAGTCTAGATAGGCGTAAGTCTGTTCGTGCTCGTTTCCGGTGTCCGCGAAGACCGCCTGCAGGTTATCGACTTCCAAGGCTATGGCCACTAGCAGGGTTGCCGTCGAATCTTTGCCTCCGGAGACGCTGACGATGTTGTGAGTTGTCATGCTGCCACCTCGCTCTGCTGCTGTTCCACCAGGTTGGCGCGCACGAGGGCAGCGGCGACGGGTGGGCAGACGCTGTTGCCGCACATCCGCACCTGGGCGTCCTTCGGGAGCTTTGGGTTGGTGAGTGTGCGGTTGTGGATGTAGTCGGCTGGGAAGCCCTGTGCGGCGTAGAGCTCGTGCGGCTCCAGCATGCGCATGCCGATATCAACGATCTGGTACGGCTCGCCCTTGACCATCACCAGGCCGAGGCGGTCCTTGGTGGTGATGGTGTGCAGGGGCTCGGTGAGGGGCTGGCCAACTGCGGTGTCGTAATACTTGAGCAGGAAGGCGCGCACTTCGCCGAGGTGATTGCCGGATGCGGTAATGGTGTGCAGCGGCTCGGTCACTGGCTGGCCGTCACGGCAGGTGCCGCGTAGCTTCACCATGTGGCTGGTCACCAAGTGGTGATGGTCCTTCGCGGTCAACGTGCTGATGGGTTTGCTCAGCGGCCAGCCGGGAGTCTCATTGCCGCCATAGTGCTTGGCGAGGAATGCGGCCACCAGACCGATCGGCGCTGCGCCGCCCGGGCGCTTGATGAAGCTGTTGGCTGTGACGGTCGGCAGAGGCTCCTCAACCGAGGTGCCGCGGTCGTTGGTGCGGAACTTGGTGATTACGGGGGCGACCACGGCAAAGCGGTTCTCTGTGGTCTGCGTGCGTAACGGTTGGTCTACCGAAAGGCTTCGTAGGTCCTTACCGTTCTTGGTGCCGTAATAGCTGACAATGAACGGGTCGGCGTTGTCGATCACGTAGCGCTGAATGCCGCGCGCAATGCGGCGCAGGGTGTTCTCGGCCAGCGGGCGCTTGCGGGTGAAGATCGACGGGCAGGGCAGGGACCAATCGATGATATCCGCAGCCAGGCGCTGGGGCTTGGCCTGTTTGGCTTTGACCTCGGTGCTGCCGGCCGGCAGGTGCGTTGGCTCGGGCCAGACGATGGGCATGCCGTCGCAGCGGGCGATCAGGAACAGGCGCTTGCGGATGGTGGCGGCGCCGAACTGGTTGGCGCGCAGCTCGCGCCATTCCACCTGGTAGCCGTGGCGGCGCAGGGCGTTGACGAAGCTATTGAAGGTACGGCCCTTGTTCTTCGGGCAGGGGCGACCCTCGGCGAGCGGACCCCAGGTGACGAACTCCTCGACGTTCTCCAGCATGATGACGCGCGGGCGCACGGTGGCGGCATAACGGATGGCCACCCAGGCGAGGCCGCGAATCTCTTTCTTGACCGGCTTGCCGCCCTTGGCCTTGCTGAAGTGCTTGCAGTCCGGACTGAACCAGGCGAGGTCGACAGGGCGCCCGCCAGTAATCTCGCGCGGGTCGACCACCCACACGCTCTCGCAGTAGTGCTTGGTGTGCGGGTGGTTGATCTCGTGCATGGCGATGGCTTCGGGGTCGTGGTTGATGGCGATATCCACCGGCCGGCCGAGGGCCATTTCGATGCCGGTGGATGCGCCGCCGCCGCCGGCGAAGTTGTCGATGACCAGGCCGCCGAAGTTGAAGCTGGGTTGTGGGTGGATGCGGTAGAGGCTGGTCATGCTGCCACCTGCTGGACATGGTGGCAGGGGGCCGGCATGCTCGGCCGATAATTTGGATCTTTGAGGTGATATGGATGTGGTACGAGCGCTGCTGGCGGAGGGCAAAGGAGCAACTGACGATCACAGTGCCGGGTGTTGTCTTGATCTTCGCTGCCACGTTCATCGTGATGCTGGCCGTGAATGCTGGTGAGGCCGGAGCTGCTTGGGTGCAGGCTATCGGTTCTATCGCTGCTATTCTTGCGGCATGGATGATTCCTCACTTTCACGAGCGGGCGAAAGTGAGGAAAATTCAGAGTGATATTTATGATTCGGCGGGCTGGCTCGCACTCAGAATATGCAACGAGCTTAAATGCATTAGAGAAACAGTTGAGCGCGCGGCTGAAGAGCGGAATCCTGAGGATTCGGTTAGAACGTGGCGAATGCTCGGTGGGGTTTGGGATAGCTCTATCAACAGGCACGCTGCGAACGAATTGCCGCTCTCTGCTTTCACTGGGGATGCCACGTCTTACCTTATTGCCATTCGTGGCTGTGCTGAGTTCTGCGTTGAATGTGCTCAGGTTCTTAACAGTTGGGACTTTGAAAAAGATCCGGATTTGACTGTCAATTTTCCGCTGTCTGACCGATTCACTTTTCATCTGCATCAGATCGAGTGGGCTATGGAGCACACGCTGCATCGGGCCGACTCCGGAATAATTGGTAATGATGATTGTTTGAGGCATTAGGCAGCCCTCCGGCGATGGGTGATGGCCATCAAGCCCAGCAAGCGGTCATGGAACTGCTGGCGGACGATGTCGGGCTGCAGTTGCACAACGCGCTCGGTTAGCGGGGCGTAGCCTTCGAGGCATTCCCATGCGGCTGGGTGCTCGGGCAGCAGGTCGCGCTTCTCGGTGGCCAGGGCGATCATGTCGGCGCGCTTGACGCACGCCGGCAGCTCGGGAGCCAGGTGGAAGCGTTCGGCGATGGCGAGCCAGATGCGATGCTCGATCTCGTGGTAGGTGTCCAGCAGCAGGCTGACGCCTTCGCGCTCGGTGGTGGTGAGGATGCGAGTTGCGGCCGCGTCGAGACTGACCGCGTGGCTCTGCGCGCTGACCTGGCCGACAAGGTCCAGCCAGGCGATTTCGCGCTGGCGTGCCGCCTCGATCAGCAGCAGCTTGAGCGGGCGCGTCAGGTCGCTGATGTAGGCCTCGGTGCCGTCGTGCAGTAGCCCGGCCAGTTGTTCCTCGGGCGTGCCGCCTTCCTTCTCGATGATGTACGCGACCAGCAGGCTGTGCTGGGCGACCGAGTAGTGATGCGCGCAGTGGCCGTTGAAGCGGCAGACCAGGCTCAGCGCGTGCGCCAGGTCGGTGGTGAGGATGTCTTCGGCGCGCGGGTTGAGCAGGTCGAACGGGCGCGCACTGTTGGTGAGAATCCAGGTCATACCAGCGCCCCCACTTGAAGTGTTTGATGGAACTGCAGCGCGGCGATCAGCACCTTCGCCTCGTGCACGGCGTCGTGCAGGGCGTGGTGCTTGGTGCCCTCGAACGGCAGTTGTTTGGCCTCGGGGTAGAGGCCAGTGATGGTGCGCAGGTCGCGGTCATTCCAGAACGGCCAGGGTGCATCCTTGCCGTTGGCCTTGAAGGCTTCGCGCAGGATGACGTTGTCGAAGCTGCTGCCGTGGCCCCACACGTTCCGAAGCGAGGCGTTCGGTAGGCACAGGTGCATGAACTCGGCGACTCGCTCAAGTGCGTGGGTCAGATACGGGGCGCTCTGTGAGGCATCGATCTCTTTGCGTGCCTGGGCAGATTGCTGCAGCCACCATGTCACGGTGCTTGCATCGATCTCGCCGCCGCTCGCTGCTGCGCTCTCGGCGTTGACACGGGTGTAGAAGGTGTCGGCGATCCGGCCTTGTGCGACGAAGGCGATGCCGATAGCCACGATGGCGGCGCGCGGGCCGTTGCCGAGGGTTTCGAGGTCTACAACGAAGTGGTCTTGCTTGATCATGCTGCCACCCCCTGCTTGGCCTTGGCTGCTGCAACCAGCGACATGGCCTGGTCGTAGCTCAGCGCGCGGCGGTAGAAGGGCGGGAAGTCGGGGCCGAGGTGGTTGGTCAGTACCAGGGCTTTGGTGCTCGGGGCGGGGTCGCCTGGCTGCCAGTCGTCGACGATCTCCGTCAGGCCGAGGGCATCAGCAATGGCCTGGGCGTCACGGGTTTTGCCGCAGCCTTCCGGGCCGTACACGAGCCAGCTTTTGCCGTTGGGGACAGCGGCAGAATAGGCGGCGGCCTCCAGAATGGCGGCCTCCGCTTCTGCGCGAAGTGCTGGCGGTGTGGCTGGCGAGGCGTTGCCTTCGAGCTGATCCTCGATGCGCTGGGCGATCTGCTCCAGTTCGCCGCATACGGTGAGGTGGCGCTGCGCCTGGTCGCTCAGATCCAGTATCTCTGCAACTTTAAGTTGGTCGTAGGTGAGGGCGGCGACCTTGAGGTGCTTGGCTGCGCGGCGGATAGAGTCCAGCTCTGTGCGGGTGTAGCTGCGGCCGGCGTAGATGGCGATGCGGCGGTCGGCGTCCTGCAGCTGGGCTTCGATATCGCGGTTGGCCTTGGCCAGGCGGCCGACAGCGCTGGAGAGTTGTTCCTCGAGGCTGGTGGTGTAGTCGGCAGCCGCCTTCTTGGCGTCGTCGTAGCCTTGGTCATAGCCGCTGGTGCGCGCGGTTTCTGCGTTGGCGTAAGCCAGCCAGGCGAGGCCGAGTAGCGCGATGATGGTGAGCGCGCCGATAACGGCGAGGGTGATCAGTGAAACGGTCATGTGCTGTGTCTCCGATTGAGTCCGCTGCCAGGGGTCAGAGGCCCTGGCGGCGGGTGGTGGGGCTTATTTGCCTTGCTGGTAGGTGCCAATGGTCAGCGGCAGGAGGCCGCCAACTTCGCTTTCGAGTACCTGCTGGAACTCTTCGGCGAAGGCTTCTTGCTGGGCTTCCTGGCCGACCCAGCGCAGCTTGAGCACCGGGGCCTTCTCGCCGGTGATCACCGACAGGCGCAGGGTGATGTCGGCAACGCTCAGCGGGTCGTAGGGCTTGGCGCTGAACACGAAGGCGGTCGGCAGGGTTTCGAGGCTGCGCGCTTCGATGTCTTCCATGGCGCTGCGGCGGCTGCTCATGTCGCCCACTTCGCTGTTCAGCTCAGAGGTCGCCTTGATCTGCATGCGACGCACGGCGTTGATGGCTGCGGCGGTGTTCAGCTTCTGATCGCCGGCGCTGGCGGTGATGTGCGGCGCCCAGTCCTCGAGGAACTCCGCCAACTGCTGCTGGCTCATGCTGCGGCCAACCACCTCGGTGAGCGCCTTGTAGGCGGCGGTGGGTTTGAGGGTGAGGGTGGCGCGGTCGTCGCCGTGGCCGGCGTCATCCGGGGTGCCGAGGTTGAAGATGACGGTGGCGCTCATGGCGTCCTGATCGACGAAGCCTGCGGCGCCGGTATCCTCCTCGCCACCGATGTGGCGCTCGACGTAGGCGCCGAAGGCTTTGAGCGAGTGGGTGTGCAGCGAGCCGCGGAAGCGGTCCCGGCTGAGCTGGAAGGGTTCCAGATTGGTGAGGGTGCAGCTTGCCGGGGTAACGGCCAGGGTGCTGCCGCCGTGCTCGATGCGCACGTTGGCGGCGGCGACGGCTTGGGCGATGAGGGTATCCAGTGCTTTGTGATCGAACATCGTTGTGGTCCTTGTCAGAGTAAGGATGGTTAGGTGTTGCGGGTTACGGGTGATCAGCTGCGCGCAAGTACGGGCGTGTCTTCTTTCTTGAAGAGCTGATCGGTCGGGTTGGTCTGGAACAGCTGCAGGCCGTCCGGGGTGACGAACATCGGGGTGTCGAGGGTGGTGTCCTCGCGCTTCTTGCCGCGCTTGGTCGGCTGCGAGAAGTCGAGCTTGTGCGTCACGTTCACCTGGTTGGTCTGCGCGATCTGCTTGAACTTGAAGGTGAGGGTTACGGTGCCTTCCTTGCCGTGGTCGATCACGCCGGCGGCGACGTCGGAAACGGCGCGGCCGAACTGCTCGGCGAAGACGCCGGCGTTGAGTGACTGGATAAAGTCAGCGCTGTCGGTTGCTTTCATGTGCTGTGCCTCGTTTGTCAGAGAGTTGCCCGGTACCGCCGGGCGCGGGGGTTATGCCGCTTGCTCGGCGCGGGCGTCGAGGTAGGCGGCGAGGTCGTCTAGGCGCACGTACAGCGGCGCCAGGCGCGAATCAGAGTTCTTGAAGGTGGCCAGCGGCACCTCGCCGGTGCGGATGAGGTGGCGCAGGCGCTTCTCCGTCTTGATGTGGGAGAAGTACTCGGCGCGCACTTCATCCAGCGGCAGGCTGTTGGCCTTGTGGCGCTGCTGGAGCAGGTCGAGTGTGGTGGTCACTGCGCCACCTCCCCGCACCCCGCCATGGGGCGGCTGAGCTTGGCGGCGATGATTGCGGTGACGCCTTCGACGCTCTTGCCGATGGTGGTGGCGGCGATGTTGCCGGCGTCATCGGTGATCACCGCGCCGAAGGGGCGCTCGGCATTGCCGGTGAGGGTGACGTAGGGCAGCCAGCGCAGCGGCAGAATGGCGAGCAGGGCGCAGTACAGCGCGGCCAGCTCCAGCGCCTGGGGCGGGATGGCCTGCAGGCGCTGGATGCATTCGTCTGCGGCGTCGCGCACGGTGTCGGCGCTGACGGTGTTCGGGTTGGCGTGGTGCATGCTGGCTAGCTTGACGACGCCGATGGCATCGGCGATTGGGTTGGGCTTGTTCATGCGGCGCTGTCCTTTGCGGGTAGTTCGGTGATGGCGATGCCGAGCTGTTTGGCCAGCCAGTCGATGCCGGCCTCGGTGACCATGAGCACGGCGTAGTGCTTGCGGATGCCGAGGCGCTTGGGCGCGGTGACGCGCGGGTCCATGAACAGCTTGCCGCCGCCGATATGGCGCGCTGCCAGGGTGCCGTCGCGGTTGAGGGCGTTGATGCTGCGAAGGTGGGCGCGCAGCTGGCTCTCGGCAATGCCCAGTACCTGGGCGGCCTCTTTCACGGTGCGGTTCATGGTGGTGGCCTCAGGCTGCGTTGAGCGCGGCTTCGATGTGCTGGGCAGCGACCACGTACAGGCAGCCCGGTGTGCCGCCGTGGAGGTGGGCGGTGCCGGCCGGCGTAGTCACCAGAGCGTCGCGCTGTTCACCCTGCGGCGTGCGGTGCACGGTGATCGACGCGCCGCACTGCAGATGCCGTGTGCCGCCGATGCGCACCAGGTGGCGCAGGCTGGCTTCGTCTGTTGCATCGAGGGCGACGGGCTTGCGTGCTGGTGCGGTCGGGGTGCCGATCGCGCCGGTTTCAGCGGTGTCGGCCGTGCCGTTGGCGATGGCTTCGATCTGCTCGCGCAGGTGCTCGGCGTTGGCTGGGTCGTTGGCCTGCAGGCGTATGCTGTGGCGTTCGCCGTCGATGGAAATGCCGACAGCCACCTTTTCGGCCTCGGGCGCCAGGTAGAGTGTGACGCAGCGGCGGTCAATCGGGTTGCGGATGATCAGTCGGCGGCTGTGCCCTTTGCTGACTGTGGACTCAATCGCAAGTGCGAGCTCTGCAACGGTGCTGGGCGAAAGAAAGAAGGTCATGCCGCCGCCTCCGCATTGCGTGCATCGGCCGGCAGGTAGGCCATCAGCGCGGCGCGCATAAACTCCAGATCACGGCGCCATTCTTCCTGGCGGACATGGTATTCATCGTCCGTTTCGTGGCTCCAGCGGTCACGATGCCAATATGCCGCCGCCTGGGCGATTGGTACGGCGCGCGGTTTGTTGTGGCCGAATTTTGCATCTGCTGAGTAGATGCGTACATCGACCTCCTGCACATGCCCCATGCTGTAGCAGATGACCTGATAGGCAGGGAGCGCCTGCAGGCGGGCTACCGTCTGCATGATCTGGATAAGTAGCAGCTGGATGGCCGGGCTCATGCTGCCGTACCTCCATCAAACGGGCCGTCGCAGTCGTCGATGACGAAATAGCGGCGATCAGCGATATCGGCAGGCACGAAGGCCGGCTGGCTGGTGACGAAGATGAAGTTCGGCTCGGGCGCGAGCTGAGGCTTGCCGCCGCGCAGGACGATCAGGCGGCCAGTGGCCTGCTGAACAGCGCGAATGGCGTCCGGGTTGGTGGTGCATGCCGGGTGCAGGAGCACCTGGGCGGATGTGTGCTGTGTCTGTTGCATCGCGTACTCCAGAGGTCAGAGTGTGGGTACGCGATTAAGTTACCTAATGGTAAATATTGTGGTCAATACCTTTTGGTAAATACAGGGTAAAAAATTACCTTCAGAGTAGGACTGAGTACCAGAAAATTTTGCCGATGATGCGGATGTGGTCGGCCACATAGTCGCCTTCGTATCGCTCGTCGGGGTGTTCGGCTTCGTTGTAGCTGCGCACGCGCAGGCCGCCACCTGGCAGGCGATACAGCAGCTTTACGCGCAGTTGGCCGGCATGGTCGATGGCGTACATCTTGCCGTCTTGAACCTGCTGGGCGCCGGTATCGATGCCAACAGTGGAACCGTCTGGCAATACGGGCTCCATGCTGTTGCCTGTGACGGCCGCGCATGCCGCTGCCGCTGGCTCTACGCCTTTGCGTTGCAGGCTCCGGCGCCCAAATCGCAGCTTCCTACCGCTCGTTTCCAGCATGACTTCCGATCCCTTGCCTGCAGACAGCTCAACTTCCTTGTAGAAGGGCAGCTCGACCTCATCAGGGCCGAGTGGGGTTTCATCGTCCCAAACCTCTATTGGGAATAGATTGGGTGAGTGCTCCGGAGCCCCGGTTTCAAGAAGACTTCTTCTCGCCGGCGTGTCGTGCCCCGGTGCAGTGTCGAGTGCGCCAGGGGCGAGTTCGAGCGAGGCCTCTATGTGCCGCGCGAACTTTTCACCAATCGGCTTCGAATGCTTGCCTGATGAAGACAGGCACCTGCTGATGTAGCTGGCTTGACGGTCAACGGCGATAGCAAGGGCGTTCTGACTGCCGCCGAATCGGGTTTGCACCAGTGCGGCGAGGTTTGCTCGCCTGATTGCTTGAATATCCATGGTGCGATGATTCCGGGCTATTACTTAAAAGTAAATTACCTGTCGGTGTTGACCGCAGTTACCAAAGGGTAAATAATCCACCTGACCTTGGTACTTCTCCGAGAGCACTTATGAAACTGCTGGACTACATAAAGCCGCTGACGAAGGAGCAGCTGGAAGAGTTTGCTTCCGGGTGTGGCTCTACTGTCGGGCAAATCAAGCAAGTCGCGTATGGACGCCGAGCAAGCGCTGAGTTGGCTATCCGGATTGATATCGCTAGCCACGGCGACGTCAGCTGCGAGGACATCCGCGAAGACATTGATTGGAGCTATCTGCGCTGCCGGAGCGCTGCGGCGTAAAGGTGCTGGCCCCCGAAGGGGCCAGCGGTTTGCCCACCTGAGCTCTGACACACAGGTGGGCGGGGTGGTGCAGGGCTCTGACACCTTGCACCGTTGCCAGCCGAGGGTCTGACACCTCCACTGGCAAACGACGCTCGATGCCGACACAGCACGTATAAGCATCGAGTCGCCGTAGCCGGAATAGTAGGGGAAACCCTGGCTGCCTGGCTATGTCGTTAAACGGCGGTTTTAGGTAGTACCGCGCCGGGGACTCTGACCCCTGGTGCGGCCGGGGTCGAGCGGGGCAACTCTGACTGCCCAGCTCGGCAGACACAGCACACAACAGCCGGCCCCGCCTGGGGCCGGCTTGGGGTAGGTATGAGCCGACAAGATCTGCTGCCGGGCGCTGGCCCGGTACTCTCCCTGCGCCACGCGCTTTACCGCGCTGGGCGTGACCACCGGGGCGGCATTGGCGCCCTGGCCACCGATATGTTGTTGGACCCGGTTACGGGCTACGACACCCTGCAGAAGAAGCTGAACCCGAGCGAGGAACGGCGCTGGCCGAACCCGGATGAGCTTGAAGACATCATCCGCCTGACCAATGACCCGCGCCTGCTGGATGCGCTGATGCGCCCGGCTGGTGCGGTGTGGTTCAAGCCGGTGCCGGTGGAAGCGACCAACGATGCCTTGCAAGCGCTGGCCAAGCTGACAGGCCGCCTGGGTGAGTTCGTGGGCAGCCTGCACGACGGCGCCGCGGACAACCGCTGGCAGCGGCACGAAGTGGAGGCGCTGAGGCACCACGGGGAAACGGTGATTCGCAAGATTCTCGGGATCATCGCCGGCGCCGAGCAGGCGATGCAGGCCGGGGAGGATCGCCACGATGGATGAGCGCTATCTGGAAATGGCCGAGGCGGTGCAAGCCGAGCGCCTGCAGCAGGCCATCGATAACCGTGTGGTCTACCAGGGCGAGAGCGCGACCGAGTGCGACAGCTGTGGTGACGACATTCCCGAAGCCCGGCGCCAAGCAGTGCCGGGTTGCCGTTTTTGCGTGATCTGCCAGGGGTTGATGGAGGTGCGGCGATGAGCACGAGCAATGATGAGCTTCGCCAGATCGTCACTGACGCGCTGGTGGGCATGATTTCGGGCGTTACCGGGCTGGTGCCACCAACTGGGCCAGGCTCGATCCCGGACTTCGTTCAGGCGCCCATCGACAGGGCGGTGGAGAAGATCAGTTCGAGGCTGCCGGCGGGTGTGCCGGAAGGGTGGAGACTGGCTGTCTATCAAGCCGAGGAATGCCTAACTGGATGCCTCGCAGCGCCGGACATTGCGCGCGCCTTGGATGCTGACACCGTGCGCAAGATCATCGCCAATCTACAGGCTGCACGATTTGCCATGCTCGCCGCCCCAGCCGTCAAGGCTGAGCACGGCAATGATGGTGACAACATCCAGCACCTGACCGATTGCGACGAATCAGGCTGCGAGCGCTGCGAGTCACTGATGCACTTCTACCAAGCTTGCGACGCTTGCGGGGCTTGGGGGCATAACGATTCCGGGCCTTGCACGTGTTCCCAGTCTTCCGTGCCTTCAGACGCTCAGCGCCTCGACTTCATGCTCAGCAACTGCCGCAAGGTCATCTGCGAGCGGCTGCCCCATGACAACTTCGAGGTCTACGTCGAGGAAGGCTTCATGGGTGACAAGCGCTATCCAGGCGTTTGCTACAGCGGTGATTGGGAGCGGGGTTCACCCGAGGCGCTTGAGATTCAGCGCGAAGCTATCGATGCGGCCATTACCTCTCAAGGCAAGCAGTCTGGAGGTGAGCTGTGAACCGCCCGGCCCTGCGCGCCCAACTGCGCGCCAAAGTGAATCGTGCCGCCCAGCGCCTGCGTGAGCTGCACGCGATGCGCGACTGGGAAGGCATCAAGGTCGCCCTGCAGGCCTACTGGCAGGCCGCCAACGAATGGAGGGCGGTTCTGTGAGCGTTATCGAGATCCACGGCGGCGGTGATCGCCGTAGCATGATCAAGCGCTATGAGCGCAAGTCGAAACACGAGGCCATCCGCGAGCTGATTGACCTGGTGCACTGCTGCTGGAACCGTATTGAGCAGTTGGAAACCCATGTGCCCGGTGCTGCTGAATTGCCGGACTGCACCGGTCGCAGCCCGAAGGACTATGCCATCGAGCATGCCGAGTACATGGCGAAGTGTGTGGATCGCCTGTCGGTTTGTTTTGACGAGTACGGCATGGCCATCGCCGCGGCTGAGCTGGGGGAGGATGAGGACGAAGGGGCTCAAGAGTCCGTCGACGAGACACGCGGAGAGCTGCAAGAGGCCCTGGTCGACCTGCGCGGCTATGTCTATGAGTTCCGCAAACGTAGCGCTCGCGCTATCGCTGCTGCCCAGCAGGGCAAGGAGAAGGGGGCTGTTGAATGACCGCTCCGAAAACTCCTGCAAGCATCGCCGCCTGGGCACGCCGCTATATCGAGGCCTTCGGGCTGGCCCTGGTGAAGATCGAGCCCGGCCAGAAGGCGCCGAAGGGCAACGGCTGGAACAAGCCGGGCGGCTACTTCACCGATGCCGACAAGGCCGAGGCGTTCTGGACGAAGAACCCCAACCACAACATGGGCGTGGTGCTCGGGCCGAGCCGGGTGTGCTCGCTGGACGTCGACCACGTGGAGTACACGCGGCATGTGCTGCTGCACGTGCTCGATGTGCACCTCGATGACCTGGCGGCGGTGTACCCGACGCTGGTGGGCAACCCGGCGCGCTTCCGCCTGATGTTCCGTGTGCCGGAGGGCGTGGAGCTGAGCCGGCATTCGCTGGTATGGCCCAACCCGCTGGACCCGGACGGCAGCAAGCACAAGCTGGTTACGGCGACGCTGAAGCAGGCAGAGGCAACCGGCAATGCCGAGCTGACCGCGACGATGCGGGCGAAGCAGAAGGAACTGGCCCCGGTGACGGTGTTCGAGCTGCGCGGCGGCCTGGTGCAGGACGTGTTGCCGCCTTCGATCCACCCGGACACGGGCCAGCCGTATTTCTGGCGTACGCCGCCCTCGGCGGATGGCCTGCCGGAGTTGCCGCGCGAGCTGCTGAGCATCTGGAACAATTGGGAGATCTTCAAGCCGCTGGGGCAGGGCGCTTGCGAGTGGGCGCCGGCGCCGAAAGAGCGCCCGGCACCCAAGGCGAAGCCGAGCCGGCCGGCGACGACTGGCGCAAGCGGTAGTAGGGATGTGGTCGGCGCCTACAACCAGGCTCATGACGTGGAGCAGCTGCTGGCGACGCACGGGTACAAGCGGCGCGGCAAGAAGTGGCTTTACCCGGGCAGCACCACGGGGCTGGCGGGTGTGACGGTGGTCGACGGCAAGGTGTATTCGCACCACGGCGCTGACCCGCTGGCGAACGGGCATATGAACGATGCGTTCGATGTGTTCTGCCTGCTCGAGCATGACGGCGATCAGAAGGCGGCAACCAAGGCGGCGGCGAAGGCGCTGGGGATCGACCATGCGAGCCAGCGCAAGAAGGCCGAACCCGCCGCCAAGCAGAGCGGCCCGGTGCCGCCTGCACCACCGCCTGAGACTTACGATGATGACGTATACCCCACCGACAGCCTTGCGGCAGCTGATGATGTTGATGCGACGGACAGGCGCAAGCCGGTGGTTGGGGTAGAAGCACCCGGTGAGGATTGGCAGGCCTTGCTGAAGCGCACCGAGGGCGGTGGGCTGCAGCCGCAGTTGATGAATGCCTACCTGATCCTCAAGCATGCGCCGGAGTGGAAGGGCGTGCTGGCATACAACCAGTTCGCCGAGCGCATCGAGAAACTGAAGCCTCCACCGGTTGTGGATGGCGAGCCAGGCGCCTGGGTGGATGTGGACGCCAGCAAGGCGCTGGTGTGGTTGCAGATGGTCTGGGGCCTGGGCATGCGCAACTCGGCGGTTGTAGACGAGGCGGCGCGCATGGTGGCTTGGGATAATCGCTATCACCCCGTCAGGCAGTGGTTGGATAAGCTGCCGGCTTGGGATGGTGTGCCTCGGCTTGAGAGGCTGATGGAGGATGTTTTCGGCGCTGACCCGAACGATTACACGAGGCACATTGGCAAGTCGCTGCTGGTATCCGCCGTGGCTCGCGTGCTCAAGCCTGGGTGCAAGGTCGATGAAATGGTGGTGCTTGAAGGGGCGCAGGGGCTTGGTAAATCGACGTGCATTGCGGAGCTGTTTGGGCCGGAATGGTACTTGGAGACCAGCGAGGCCCCGACGACGAAAGACTTTTACGTGGTGATGCAGGGCAACTGGGTCGTGGAGATCGGCGAGATGCAGAGCTTCTCCAAGGCCGACATCAACCAGGTGAAGATGGCTATCACGCGGCGCGATGATAAATACCGGGCGCCGTACGATCGGCACGGGTCAAGTCATCCTCGGCAGTGTATTTTCATCGGCACGACCAACGCGGATACCTACCTGAGCGACCCAACGGGGGCGCGGCGTTTCTTGCCTGTGTTGTGCGACAAGGCGGATGTGAGCCAGGTGCGATTCTTACGGCTTGAGTATTGGGCTGAGGCGCTTGCGTTGTTCAAGCAGGGCTTCAGGTGGTGGGATTACCCGAAAGATATCGCCAGCGCGGAGCAGGATGCTCGGTATGTTGAGGATGCCTGGGAGGAGGCGATTGCGGATTATCTGGACGGGCATGCACCGCCGGCGCGCTACCCGAGCGGCCAGGCAGGGCGCATCAACGATGTGACGATCATGCATCTGCTGCAGTATGCCTTGCAGATGGATATTGCCAAGATGAACAAGCCCGAACAGCGGCGCGTGGCTGATATCCTGCGGCGTATGGGCTGGGAGCGCGGCAAGCAGGAGCGTGTGCCGGGTTCAACGGCGCGCATCCGGCCGTATCGGCGCCCGGCGCAGCCGGCACTTGCGGAGGCGGCATGATGGTTATGTCACCTCTGTCACCAGTGTTGTCACATTGGCCGATCTGCTCGGGGCCGCTGAATCCGGGCGTGTCACCAATGTCACCAGTGTCACCACTCGCGCGCGCATACACGTACGCGCGCACACTAAACACTATTAATTACATATGTGACATTGGTGACACTGGTGACAACCTTGAATTTAAAGGGTTTTTTGCCGTCACCAGTTTGTCACTACTGTCACCAATCGGGGGGATTGCCATGGCGGTATACCGTTTTCAGGGCGGGGCATTCGAGAAGCTGGCCGATTCGCTCGATGATCTGGATAAGACCTTCGCCGATTGGGATCGCCCGGTGGAGGCGTTCGCTGAGCAGAAGGGCATGCATCTGCTGGATGAGGTGGATTCGGTCTATCAGGTGTTTACCCGCGTGCCAGGCAAGAAGGTTTTCAGCCGGCTGCGTGAGTACCGTTGGTGGTTTCGCCTGACGGACGTGATGGACGTAGCGGACGATGTCCTGATTGAAGACAGCCTCCCTGACTACCTGGCCTTCATGGGTCTTATTCAGCCGCTGGTGGTGCGCGCTCGTGACGTTGCCCTGGAAGTGAAGGGCGGTGCGCAATGATCGAGTCTATCGAGACGCTGTTGATGCATTGGGGCGATCAGCTGGCCCAGAACGGCCTGGGGGGCGGTTTGCCCAGCACCATGGGCACCATCGTGGAGTTCGCCGGCTGTGCGCCGCGCGGCGGGGTGTACGGCGCCAGGCTGCTGGTGGCGGGCGCAGGACCGGATTACGCGGCGGCTGAGGTGAACCAGGTGCTGTACGCCATCGAGCGGCAGGATGCTGGTGCGGCGCTGGTGCGGTTGGCCTATGCGCGGTACCGCAACGAACCGAGGCTGACCATCGCCGAGCAGGTGGATGCGTTGGAGTTGGGGCGCGGTGACGCTGGGCGCCGGGCGTACTACCGGCAAGTGCGCGTGCTGCATGAGCGCCTGCATGCCGGGCTGCTGGAACGCCAGGACAAGCTGGCGGTGATGCGGCGGGAGTCGCGCCGGGATGGCGACCGTGTGCGCCGGGCATCGTTGAAGCAGGCGGATGCGGCCCACCGCGGGCGTGGCCTTGAGTTGAAGGCTGACCGCTCGTCGGGCGACTCGGCTCCATAAGGCGCCGGCAAGGCTCCGAAGGGCGCCGGCTGGGATAACCCATAAAAGGGACTTTTCGGTTTGTCACTCGGGGGGTAAAAAGTCACCACGATTCGATAGGTACGCCTACCGAGCAACAGAGCGCCACGTGCTGTGTCGCACAACCCGAGACCCGACTCGGATTCAGAGCCCCGCCTTGCGGGGCTTTGTCTTTTCTGGCTGACGCTACCGTGGCAGGGGCGGCAGCCGTTCCCGCGGCACGCGGGTTTTTTATTCTGGCCCTTGGCCGCCTGGGAGGGTTTATGAGCGAGCCATTGACCGGGCTGGCGGTTTGCGCAGCAGGCGTTGGCATTTGTATCTCCGGCTTCATGGCTGGCGTGGATGGGAGTGCGGCGACCGGTGCATTGTGCGGGGCGACTGTGTTTGTGCTCGCGCGGCCCGACCTGAAGGTCATCCCTCGCATCCTGTTGTTCATGATCAGCCTGGTCATGGGCTACCAGTTCAGCCCAGCTCTCGGCGAGCTTGAGCTATGGGGCATCCGACCATTCACCTATTCCGGGCCTGCTGCGTTCGCCGCCGCTGCGCTGGTCGTTGGCCTCACCATGGCCGCGATCAGGAAGCGTGTGGCGCCGTCGGCCCCTGGGGGAATCGATGGCTAGTGTGATCCTGACCCATGCGCTGCTGGTGTTGTGCGGCGCCATCTTCGTTCGGCTGTTCACGTTCCGGCGGGGCGCGTTGCGCTTCAGCCGGCTCAAGTCGTGTGGCGCCTGGCTGGTGATGGTCTGCGCCGGGGTTGCGGTGATCCACATCCTGCGCGGCGACCTGGTGTTGCAGCCAGCAGCCTGGCCGCTGGTGGTGCTGTTGGCGGTGTTCGCCTGGGCCATCTGGCGAGCGGGCGGCAACCTCGCCGGCGTGCTGCGGCCCGAAGAGCCAGCGTGGTCGGGCGGTGAGCGGCGGCGGGGTGGGCGGTGAAGGGCAGCATCAACGCCCGTGACTTGGACGATGCACTGGCCGCGCTGCAGAAGCTGGGCGGCGGGCTCGCACCTCGGGCGCTGGCGGATGCACTGAACCATACGGCCAACCAGGCGCGCATCGCGCTGCGGGCTGAGATGGAAGATGTGTTCAACCCGAGGCCGACGCCGTGGGTGCTTAACTCGATTCGCATCATCCACGCCAAACCATCGGCTGACCCTGAAGCAGCGGTGTGGGTACAGGATCAGGGCACGGGCAAGAATCCATTCAGCGCTGAGGACTATCTGCTGCCGCAAGTCGAAGGCGGGGAGCGGATCACGCGCCGGTCGGAGAAGTACTTGCGCGAGTCGGGGATTCTGCCGGCTGGCCGCTTCGTTGTGCCTGCGGCCGGTGCTCGGCTGGATGCCTACGGGAATATCCAGAAGGGACACATGACGCAGATCCTGTCGGGCCTGAAGGCGATGAAGCTATCGGGCTCGGACAACGCTGCGACTGATAGCCGGCGTTCCCTGCGAAAGGGGCACGCGCTGGCGTTCTTCGTGATGAAGCGCGGCAAGACGCCTATCGGTATTGCCGAGCGGCGTGGCAAGAACGTGGCGATGGTGCTCGCCTTCGTGCGCCAACCGCAGTACCGGGAACGCTTCAAGTTCCATGACGTGGTGCGCCGGGTCGCAGAGAACGACGCGCAGCTCGAAGCGAACATCGACAAGGCCATCGCTGATGCCTTGGCCGGGCGGTTGCCCAGCCTGTCGAGCCTGCGGCGCCGCTGAGGTTTTGTAAATTTACAAAACTCTTATTTTTTTAAGCGCCGAAACAGGTGGAGGGCTCTGGCCTGAAAAATCGGTCGGGTCCTCCCCGCCGCCCCGAGGGGGGTACGGGTAATTCGAGCCACGTTTTCTCTCTAGCTGAGGTTTGGCTAGGGATGTCCGTCTTTTCAAAGGGTTAGGTATGGGCAGGCAGGTTTCCAAGGCCGACCTGGCCGAGATCGTTGGACGCGATGAACGGACTCTCAGTCGCTGGCAGCGCGAAGGCATGCCGGTGCAAGAGATCGGCCTGGGCCGTGGCAACGAAAACCAGTACGACACCGAGGAGGTGATCAGCTGGCTGGTGCAGGTGGCTGCACTCAACGGCAAAAAAGAGTCGGTGCGCGACCGGCTTGACCGAATCAAGGGCGACCGCGAAGAGCTGGCCCTGGCGAAAGACCTGGAAGAGGTGGTGGTGCTCGGCGATCTGCTGGAGCGCTTCGAGTCGATGATCACCGTCGCCAAGGTCGAACTGCTCAACACCTACACCGAGAACCTGGCCGCCGACCTCTCGGCCCGCTATGGGATCGACGTTGATATCCAGTTGATTCGCGATCCGCTGGAGACCATCCTGAATGAGCTAGCGAACTATGACCTGGATGACGACGACCCGTCAGACGGGGATCCTGACGAATCGGATGATTCGGAGGCAGCTGAAGAAGACGGCGACTAAGGCGCTCAAGCGCATCAATCGCAAGTGGGCGCCGCCGCCGCGGATGTCCATCATCGAATGGGCGACCAAGTACCGCTGGCTCTCACCGGTCGAAGCTGCGCGCCCCGGCAAGTACCGCTTCGATATCACCCCGCATCTGATCTGGCCCGGCGGCCCGCTCGAAGCCATTGATGATCCTGCAGTACATGAGGTGGTCGGCATCAAGTCGGCCCAGGTGGCGTGGACGTCCGGCGTGCTGGGGAATGCCATCGCGAAATGGATCGACATCGACCCGTCGCCGATCCTCGTGCTGTTCCCGAAGGCTGAAGCCGTCAAGCAGTACGTGGGCGAGAAGCTGGAGCCGATGATCGAGGCGACGCCGCGGCTACGTAAGCGCGTCGATATGCGCAGCCGCCGACTGCAGCAGCGTCAGGACTTCAAGAAGTTTCCGGGCGGCTTCCTCAAGATGGTCGGCTCCAACAGCCCGGCCAGTGTGAAGTCGACGCCGGTACCGCGCGTTGGAGTGGAAGAGCCGGACGACTGCAACCTGAACCTGCGGGGTCAGGGCGACAGTATCAAGCTGGCCAAGGAACGGATGAAGACGTTCCGGCGCAGCAAACTGATCATCGGCGGTACGCCAACGCTCAAGGGGCTCTCGGCAATCGAAGCCGAAATGGGGCTGTCCGACAAGCGCCTGGGCATGGTGCCTTGCCACGAATGCGGCGAAGAGCATGCGCTGAGCTTCGATCACCTGCACTGCGCGGACGACCCTGACTTCCATCACGAAGTCTACGGGCACAAGCGCCCGGAGTTGTCCTATTACGCATGCCCGCATTGTGGCTGTAGCTGGGACGATAACCAGAAGAACGCCAACCTGAAGCATGGCCGCTGGGTCGCTACTGCCGAGTTCCGTGGTGTTGCTGGCTACGTGCTGAACGAGCTGTATGCCACGTTCTACGGGTCGCGTTTCCAAGTGCTGATGGAGAAGAAGCTGCAGGCCGAGTACGCCGCCGAGCGCGGCAACATCGGCCCGATGATCGCCTTCACCAACAGCCAGAAGGGCGAGAGCTACGAGTACAAAAGCGATGCGCCGAAGACGGACGAACTGGCGAAGCGCGCCGAAGCCTATGCCGAACTGACTGCACCGAAGGGTGTGCTGCTGGTCACGGCCGGCGTCGACGTGCAGGGCGACCGGCTAGCGGTGACCATCGTCGGTTATGGCCGTGGCGAGGAATCGTGGCGGCTCTACTGGGGCGAGCTCCCCGGCAACCCCATCGACCCGAATGACCCGGTATACACCGAGTTGGACAAGCTGCTTGCTACGCCGATTCCGTCGGAGTACGGCTGCCAGTTGGCTGTTGCCGGCGTGAGCATCGACAGCTCGGACGGCAACACCAACGATGCGGTTTACACCTACGTCCGCAATCGGTCGCACGTGAACATCATGGCGATCAAGGGTGCCTCGGTGGACAGCCTCGATAAGGAAATCTACTCCAAGCCGCCGCAGTCCGTTGACACCAACCAGGCGAACACCAAGGCCGCCAAGTACGGCCTGCGTGTGCACATCGTCGGCACCCACAAAGCGAAGACGCTGATCGATGCGCGGCTTCGGCTGCCCGGGTCTGGCCCTGGCCGCATGCACTGGTACGCCGAGATCCGGCCGGACTACTTCGAGCAATTGACCAACGAAGTGCTGGCACCGCACCCGCGCAGCCCCAGCAAGATGGTCTGGCAGAAGAAGGCCGGACGGCGCAACGAAGCGCTGGACTGCGAGGTGTACGCCCTGCATGCCGCGCGTAGCCTGAAAACACACCTGCTCCGCGATTCCGAATGGGATCAGATCGAGCAGCAACTGATGCAGCCGACGCTGTTCTCCAGCGCCGAACAACCCGTTAACGCCACGCCTCGCCGTGCCAAGCCACGAGGCCGAGGTACGCGCAGCCGCGCCGGCCACTGAGGTGAACCATGACCGATGCACAACAGCGCCTGGCGGATTGCCGGGCGGCGATTCGCTCCATCCTTGAAAAGGGTCAGCGCGTGCGCAAGGGCGACCGCGAAGTTCAGCGCGCCGAACTGGCAAGCCTGCGCGTGCTTGAGGGGCAACTGGCAGCAGAAGTAGCAGCGGAACAAGCACAGCGCACCGGCCGTGGTCGTAGCCGCATCGTCTTTGCGAGGATCTGACCATGGGCTTTTTCCGAAAGAAGCCTGAAGAGCTGCTGATGCGAGAGGCCATTCGCTTGGCACGTGCAACGGCGACACCGGAGAAGATCGTCGCCCAAGGCGGTGGCGGTGGGGTCGAGACGCGCTGGCGCGGCGCTTCGCGCATCCTGCGTAGCATGGCCAGCTGGATACCTGGGCTTTCGAGCCCGCGCCGATCCTTGCCAGCCAACGAGCGGGCGATGCTGGTGGCTCGGTCGCGGGACGCCCTGCGTAACCACCTGATCGCGCGCGCCGCGATCATGCGTTGCCGCACCAACATCGTCGGTACCGGGCTGGTTTGCCGGGCACAGGTGGACTACCAGGCGCTGGGCCTCACCGAAGAAGAAGGTGAACAACTGAATGGCCAGCTCGACCGCATCTGGTCGCTGTATGCCGATGACCCGCGCGAGTGCGATGCCGAGGCCGCGTTGAACCACTACCAGCTTCAAGCGCTGGTACTGGTGTCTGCTCTGGTTGGTGGTGACGTGTTCGTGGCCAGCCCCGACGAGGAACGCCCCGGCTGCTTGTTCAGTACGCGCCTGCAGCTGATCGAGTCGGAGCGCGTGTGCAACCCGAACCTGCGTCCTGATACCGCCAACCTGGTGGATGGAGTGGAGTTCGGCCTGCTGGGGGATGCCATCCGTTACCACGTTTGCTCGGGCTACCCGGGCGAGTATGACGTGGGCGGGACGATGGCCTGGGAAAGCCTCGAGGCGGTTGGAGCCGAGACCGGCCGGCGCCGGGTGCTGCATGTGATGGCGGACAAGGATCGCCCGATGCAGAAGCGCGGCGCCCCTTACCTGGCCGCTGTTCTGGAGCCCCTGCAGAAGCTCGAACGCTACAGCAGCGCCGAACTGATGGCCGCCGTCATCTCTGCGATGTTCACCGTCTTCATCGAGAAGAGCGGTGACTTCGACGAAGGCAAGATGAGCCTGGCTGCCCTTGCCGGAGGCGATGAGGGTTACAGCACCGACGATGCAGGCGGGGAGGATATCGCGCTGGGCGAGGGTGCCATTGTCGATCTCGGCAAGGGCGAGAAGGCCAGCATCGCCAACCCGGCCAGACCCAACGCGCAGTTCGATCCTTTCTTCGTCGCGGTGGTCAAGGAAATCGGCGCGGCGTTGGAGCTGCCTTTCGAGGAGCTGCTGCTGCACTACAACAGCAGCTACAGCGCAGCGCGTGCCGCGATGCTGCAGGCCTGGCGCTTCTACATCCTGCGGCGTTGGTGGTTGACCTGTGACTTCTGCCAGCCCAGCCGGGAACTGATCATCGATGAAGCCGTAGCGCGCGGGATGATCAGCCTCCCTGGCTACAGCGACCCAGCAAAGCGCAAAGCCTACTGCCAGGCACTCTGGATTGGTCCGGCACGAGGTGCCATCGATGAGTTGAAGGAAGCCAAAGCCGCGCGTGAGCGGATCGAAGGCGGGCTCAGCAACGAAACCCTGGAAACCGCCGCCATGACTGGTGAGCCCTGGCAGATGGTATTTGCCCAGCGGCGCCGGGAAGTGGAGCAACGGCGCGCTGCCGGCATGCCCTACGACACCAAGAACGGCACTCCGGAGTCAGCAAAGCCCCCGGCGAACCCCGACGAGGAATAACCCATGTCCCGAGCTTTTGAGCTGGCCGCTTCGCGGCCCTGGCTGATGCTGCCTGACGCCCTGGATGGGCTGATGGCCATTGCTGATCGGCAAGGCGACCCGGAGGCGCTGGAGGCGCGCCTGGGTCGCCAGTTGGAAAACACCCGCGCCGTCACGGTGCGTAACGGCGTGGCGATCATTCCGGTGGTCGGCCCGATCATGCGTTACGCGAACCTGTTCACCCGCATCAGCGGGGCGACCAGCACGCAGGAGCTGGCCACCGACTTCCAGACGGCGCTGGACGACCCGAAGGTCAAGGCCATCGTCTTCAACGTCGACAGCCCAGGCGGCGAGGCCAACGGCATCAACGAGCTGTCCGACATGATCCATGCAGCCCGTGGCAAGAAGCCGATCAAGGCCTACGGCGGCGGCAGCGTGGCCAGCGGTGCCTACTGGGTGGCCTCGGCCGCCGATGAGCTGGTGGTCGATGACACCGCGCTGCTCGGCAGCATCGGCGTTGTCGTTGAGGTTGCCACCCGCGAAGCCCGCGAAGGCGAGAAGCGCTGGACGATCACCAGCCGCAACGCCCCCAACAAACGCCCGGACATATCGACCGAAGAGGGCCGGGCCGAAATCTCCAAAACCATCGACGCCCTGGGTGACGTGTTCGTCGCCAAGGTCGCCCGCAACCTTGGCGTCGATGCCGACAAGGTGCCCGCCATGGGCGACAACGGTGGCCTGCTGGTCGGTGCCGCTGCCGTCAAAGCGGGCCTGGCGCATCGCCTGGGCTCGCTGGAAACCCTGATCGCCGAACTGGCCGGCCCTGCCAGCAATACCACGAGGAAACTCAGCATGACCATTGTGAAAACCACAGCGGAGCTGCAGCAGGCACTGGCGGCCGGCACTGATCCGCAGACCATCCAAATCGCCGCGCCCGAGCAGATCGACACCGCTGCGGTCAAGTCGGAAGCCGCCAAGGCCGAGCGTGATCGCATCAACGGCATCAACGCCCTGGCAGTGAAGGGCTTCGAGGCCGAGATCAGTGCGGCCATCGAGAACGGCTCCAGCGTCGAGGCCACCGCCCTGGCGTTGTTCAAGGCTGCGCAGGATCGCGGCATCAGCATCGATGGCATCAAGTCGGACGCCCAAGGCGTCAAGACTGCCGCCACCAAAACGGCCGACGAGAAAGCCCAGGCCGAACACAAATCCGCTGTCGCCGCGATTGTCGCCGGCGCCAATGCCCGCTGATAGGAGGCCGTCATGCCGAACCCTACTCGTGTCACTTACACCCCGGATCGCCTGATCGCGGGCGACTTCCCGCAGGTGAAAGAGTCCGGCGTTATCGCCGCTGGCCAGCAGCTGGTACGCGGCGCCGTGCTTGGCAAAGTCACCGCCGATGGCCAGTACAAACTCTCGCTGGCCGCCGCCGAGGACGGCTCTGAAGTGCCTGTCGTGGTGCTCGATGTCGACATCGACACCACGGGTGGCGCTGCTCCGGCGCCGCTGATGCTCACCGGCGAAGTGCTCGGCGCCGAGCTGACCCTCGGCACCGGGCACACCGTAGCAGCGGTAAAAGCCGCGCTGCGCCCCCTTTCCCTGTTCGTCCGCTGATAGGAGCTGACACCGATGGATATTTTCGACACTCGCACCATGCTCGACGCCGTCGAGCAGATGAAGCCGGCGCGCCGCTTCCTGATGGACACCTTCTTCCGTGCCGGTCGTACCTTCCCGACCAAGACGGTGGAGATCGACATCGTCAAGGGCAAGCGCAAGATGGCACCGTTCGTTCACCCGCGCCTGCCAGGCAGCAATAGCCTTCGTGAAGGCTTCCGTAGCGACACCTACACCCCGCCCTACATTCAGCCGAAGCGCGAGACCGAAGCGGAACTGATTCTGAAGCGCTCGCCAGGTGAGAACCCCTACGCCAGCAAGCCGCCGGCCATGCGTGCCGCCGAACAGCTGGGCAAGGATCTGGCTGAGCTGGATGAGGAGATCACCCGCCGTGAAGAGTGGATGTGCGCCCAGGCGCTGACCACCGGCCAGATCCGTGTGGTGGGTGAGGGCGTGGATGACACCATCGATTTCCTGATGGCCTCCGATCACAAGATCACCCTCACCACCGGTAAGTGGGATGCCGCCGGCTCCAACCCCATCGGTAACCTGCGTGGCTGGAAGCGCAAGATCGCGAAAGACTCCGGCCGCACCGCCAATGTCGGTGTGATGAGCGCTGAGGCTGTCGACGCCTTCCAGGCCAACGACATGGTGATGAAGATGCTCAACACCCGCCGTGTTGACCTGGGCATCATCAAGCCCGACGAGCTGCCGGATGGCGTCACTTACCTGGGCTACCTGAACGATCCGGGTATCGATCTGTATGCCTACGACGAGTGGTATCTGGATGCCGAGGAGGTTGAGCAGCCGATCATCAGCGCGGGCGGCATCATCCTCGGCTCCACCAATACCCGTAACGGTGTGCTGTACGGCGCCATTCAGGATCTCGATGCCATCGAGAGCGGCCTGGTAGAGGCGCGGCGCTTCCCGAAATCCTGGGTGACCCCGGAGCCGAGCGCTCGCTGGCTGAAACTGCAATCCGCGCCGCTGGCTGCCCTGCTGGAGCCTGACGCCTTCATCTTCGCGAAGGTGGTGTGACATGGCCAAGAAAGCGAAGTACGTGGTGATCGACGGCTGTATTCAGGAAGGCAGTGAGACCTTCGTGAAGGGGCAGCCCTACACGCCGCTGGGTCCCGAATGGGAGCGCAAGCTAGTCGAGGCGGGAACCATCGCCGAGGCAGACAGCGAAGCAGGCAAGACAGCGGCGGCCTATTACAAAGCGCCCGACCTGCTCAGCGGTAACGAGTGATGAGCGGCTTTCCTGATCTGGTCGATGACCTCGACGACATGATCATGGACAGCCTCAGCGACGGCACCGCCACGTACCTGAGCCGCACCGGCCAGGTGCTAGCGGACGCTGTGCCGGTGATTGTCGAGAAGGACGTCGAGCGCTTCGGCGAGGGCGGGGCGGTTGATCGGGTGCGCACGCACGAAGTGCAGAAGCGCTACCTGCAACCGTTCGACCGCCAAGGCGCCTTCGCCATGGATGGCAAGACCTGGCACATCGACGGCATCGAGCGCGATGACGGCCACATGATCACCCTCTACGTGGTGCCCTGACATGACCCAACCCATTGACATGCAGTCGGCGATCTTCACCGAGCTGAAGGCCTTGCTCGCCTCGGTGCCGAACTTCGGTGCCGAGGTGATCGAGGACGACGTGCTGCGTGTGATCGATGCCGACGACGAAGGTCTGCCGGAGGACCTGATCATCCTGCAGCCCGGCACGACTGAGGAAGTCGAACGACAGACATCGAACGGCGTGCGCGAGCGACTCACCGTCAACATCGTCCTGATGACCCGGCGGCGCGATTACCTCGCCGTGCTGCGTGCGGGGCGCCTGGCTGTGAAGGTGCAGCTCGCCGGCAAACAGCTCGGCCTCAAACAAGCGGGCGTCCAGCAGGGCGCCTTCCAACCCGAAACCCCCATGGCGCCGCGCAACGGCCGGCGTTGGGCTGCCCAGGTGATGCCGGTACAGATCCCCTACGTGCAGCTGTTCAAGTGAGGAACACCCCATGCCCAAGATCAACGTAGCCAAACCCTTCAACTACCAGAAGGGCGGCAAGGTGCAGCACGTCGCCAAAGGCGAGCAAACCGTCGACGAAGATGTAGCCGAGCACGCCAAGCAACGCGGCTATCTGGTCGGCGCGAAGGCCAAGGCCGGTGCCGCCGAGCCTGAAGCTCAGCCGGCCGGCGACATCAAGTAAACGCCCCTCCCGTAAACCCCACGATCACTAGGAGAGTCCCATGGCTCAGATCGACCGTTCGTTCATCGGCGAGGGCATCATCTACGCTCGCGCCTACCAGTCTCAGGATCCGCTGCTGGATATCGGCAACTGCGACACCTTCAACATCTCGTTCACCAGCGACCGCCAGACGCTGCGCAACTTCCGTGGCGGCGGTGGCAACCGCAACGTGCGCGAGATCGTCACGGACGTGACCTCGACCATCGGCATGTACGACATGACCGCCACCAACCTGGCGCGCTCGACGCGCTCCACCGTTGTCGCCGTGGCTGCGGGCACCGTTACCGATGAGCTGCGCATCAGCGCGGGTGTCGAGGGGGAGCTGATCCCGTTCAAGCACCTGCCTGATCTCACCCAGCCGGTCACCATCAAGACGGCTGGCGATGTCGCGCTGCAGGCCAGCACCGATTACCTGCTGACCCCGCACGGCATCATCGTCACCGCCAACAGCAACATCGACGATACCGGTGTAAAGCTCACCTACACCAAGCGCAAAGCCAGCGCTGTGCAGATGCTTAACGGCAGCCAGGTGGAGCTGGAGCTGCTTATCGCCGGCCTCAACGACGCTCAGAGCGGCGAGCCCTACAGCCTAGTGGTGCGCCGCGCCAAGTTCGGCCTGCTCAGCGAGTTGCCGGTGCTGGGCCAGGAATACCTGCGCCTGGAAGGGCCGGCTGAGCTGCTGGCAGATCCTCTGGTCACTGCCACCGACCTGTCCAAGTTCTGCGAGATGAACATCGTGGAGAAAACTGCCTGATGCCGCTGGGCCAGGGATGGCCCTACTTGGCTCTACCCGTCGAGTCAAACCCTTCAGGCATGGGAAGGTTCTCGAAGTGTTGCTTGTTCTTTTCAAGAAGCGCGGAGAAGTCAGGGGCCCCGCCTTTGTCCGACAGTGCCTGGTACTCGAGTACTGTCGCTATCCAAACTTCATAAGAAACGCCCAGCTCTGCGGCTGCCACCTGCACTGCTTCGAACACTTCCTTGGGCATTGTGAAGGGTTGGAAGAACTCGCCATCGTCTCCGTAACCCAGAAACTCCAAAGTTTCGGGTTCGTTTGCATTGAGAAGCTCATCAGGTGAGACGCCAAGCGCTTTGGCGAGCTTGCTGATGGCGGTCATCCTGGGCTTAGAGGTGCCTGTCTCATAGCGAGCAATCTGAGGGACGCTCACCCCGCTGGCTTTCGCCAAGTCCTTCTGCGTCATGCCTCGATCAGCTCTGAGCCGAAGTAGTAGGGCTGGAAAGCCCGCAGGTGCGCTCATTAGGTATTCCTCTCGTTTGAGGGGAGTTTAAACGATATCAAATGATATTGACATGTCGACATTAAGTGATATTGAATGATATCAAGTGATTGGTTTTGAGGTGTTAAGCCCTAAGCCAGTTCCTGCGGGCAATAAAAAACCCGGCTGGCGGGCCGGGCTTCGGTGCAAATCATTCTGAGGTGATTCACGTGAGAAATATTACGGTGGTACAGGGTGGCGCGCAACAGTTGGTGCGTGTGTTCGATGGCGTGATTGGCAACACCCCAGCACAGGTCGTTGATGGTCGTGAGCTGCACACCTTTCTGAAGAACGGCAAGCAGTTCTCTGACTGGATCAAGCACCGTATCGGGCAGTACGGATTCGAGGAAAATCAGGACTTCGTGAGTTTTTCACCCAAAAGTGAAAAACCCCAGGTAGGTCGCCGCAGCATAGAGTTCCACCTCACACTCGACATGGCCAAAGAGCTGTCGATGGTGGAGAACAACGAGCAAGGCCGCATGGCACGCCGCTACTTCATCGACATGGAGCGCAAGGCGCTCAGTCAGGCGGCACTGCCGGCGCCTGAGCAGTTCGAGCGTGTTACTCACGCCTTCCGTGGTTCCCGTGTCGAGTTCCTGGTTGATGGTCGGCAGGTGTGGGTCAAGGCCAGTTGCATCACCACGGCTTTGGGGCTGGGCAGCTCTGACCGCATCACCCGCAGCCTGGCCGATGATCGCAAGGTCTACCGCATGCGCGGGCAGCAGAAACATTGGTTCATCGACCCAGCTGCCGCCTTGCATGCAGCTGGCTACGTGCGTGAGAGCGAGAAGGCCAAGGCCTGGGAAGAGTGGTTGGCCGGTGTGCTGAAATCCTTCGAAGCCGGTGTGCAGAAAGCAGCGCTGGTTGAAGCCTTGTTGCCTGGGCAGACTCCGGTGGAGCGTTACGGGTTGGAGCAACTGCTCGATACCAAGATGCTGTTCAGCCTGGACGAACAGGGCAGGGCGCAGGTGAAGCCCATCCCGCCAGGTGCAATGATCGTCACCCCGGAGCGGTTGGCGGATGTGCTGCGTGACCCGTTCACCGTGCCGGTGGAGTACCTGCCGAACCTGATGCAGGTCATCGCCGGCCGCATGGGCGCTGTTCTCCAGCACGCCTTGCCCAGCCGATAGTCCACCTCATTGCCGATAACCCAGCCAGGCGCTGGGTTTCGGTGCTGGCGTTGTGATGGTAGATTCCCTCGAAATCTCTGTGGGAGGGAAACCATGAAACTTCGTTTGTGGGTGATGTGTGCTTCTGCTGCAATCCTTGTCGGATGCGGAGAGCCGAAACTGGATGGCTCAAGTGAGCAAGCCATGCAGCAGTCTGTTGAGAAGGTTTCTGCCAAGCTGGAGCCAGGCAAGCAGGCTGAGTTTAAGGAAGCGCTTCAAGTTGTTGCCTTTAGCAAAATGGATCTAGGCGCGCTCATGAAAGGTGAGCAAACGCCTGATGGCGTAGCAGGAAAGATGTTCAGCGAGCTTGATGGCAAAACAGCCGATGAGGTGATTGCAAAGGCTGCGGCCATCAAGGCTGAGCGAGCTGCCCGCGAGAAGGAGCAAGCACTCAAAGAGATCGTCGAGCTGGAGGCGCTTGCGGCAAAGGCTGAAGAAGCGAAAGCGGAGTTGGCAAAGTTTGAAGTGAACCGATCCCGCTTTTATATGCGTGATCGAGAGTATTCCTACCGGAAAGAACCGATTATCGAGATGACCGTTCGCAACGGCACTCAGCACCCGATATCGCGGGCTTACTTCAAAGGGACGATTTCCTCGCCAGGCCGCTCAATTCCATGGCTTGTTGAAGACTTCAACTACACAATTGCAGGTGGCCTAGAGCCTGGTGAAGCGCAAGAGTGGGGCCTTGCTCCGAATATGTTCAGCGATTGGGGCAAGGTGGACGCTCCCGAAGATGCGTTGTTCACTGTAGAGGTGGTAAGGCTGGATGGCCCAGATGGTAAGGCGCTCTTCGATGCTCGAGGACTGACAGACAGCCAAGTAACCAGGCTTGAAAAATTGAAAGCCGAATATCAGTAAACACAAATTCAACTAAAAACCCGCTTCGGCGGGTTTTTTATTGCCCGGAGAAAACCATGGCCAGCCTGAAAGAGCGCCTGATTCAGTTTGTGTTGCGCGGCAAGGATGAGCTCTCGCCCGAGGCGAAAAAGTCCGAGGAGGCGCTAAACAGCCTGAAGGAAGCCAGCGATCAGCTCGGCCAGGCGCTGGATAATGCCAAGGAAGCTCAGGGGCTGGCCAAGGCGCTGGAGCAAACCCAGCGCTCCGTCGAGGTGGCCAAGCGCAACCTGGGCGATGCAGAAAAGCAGGTGACCGACCTGCGTGATGCGCTGAGCAAAACGCCCGACGCCGCTGGCCTGCAGCAGTCCCTGAAGGATGCAGAACGCGAAGCTAGCCGTAGTCGTAGGCAGTTGAACGCTCTGACCCAGCAACTGGCCGATGCCGAGAAGGCGGCAAAGGCTGCCGGCGTTAATACCGATGGCCTGAGCGATGAGCAACAGCGCCTGGCTGGTGAAGTGGATAAGGCGCGCCGGGCGCTGGACGAGAACAACGCCCAGCTCAAGGCGGCCCAGAGAGAGCAGGCAGCGGCGGCCCGTGCAACGGCTGAGCATGGCTCAAGGGTCGAGTCGCTCAGAGGGGCGATGAGTGCCGGTGCCAAGCAGATCCTGGCCTTCGCTGCTGCGTACGTCTCGCTGAACGCTGCCATGGGCCTCGTTCAGCGCGGGCTCTCTTTGGTCGCGCAGGGCATTCGCGCGGTGGCCATGGATGGTTCCGATAAACAACAGGCGCTTGCCCAGCTTGAGGCCACGCTGGCATCTACTGGGCGCCAGGCCGAGTTCACGACGCAGCAACTGCTGGACATGGCAGATGCCATGGAAGCTAATTCGATGCTCACCGCCGAGCAGGTGCAGGCGGCACAGGCGCGTTTGCTGTCGTACACGGACGTTGCTGCAAATGAGTTCCCGCGTGCCCTGCAGATCGTGATCGATCAGCAGGAGCGCCTTGGCATCAGTGCTGAGCAATCGGCCGAGATCGTTGGCCGTGCGCTGCAGTCACCGTCGAAGGCCATGGCCGCTTTGGGCCGCCAAGGCTTCACGCTTGAGGCTGGCCAGCAGCGTCTGCTCAAGCAGCTCGAGGCCACCGGCCGGATGGCCGAAGCACAGTCCATCATCATGGACATGCTCACCGAGGCTTATGGTGGTGCAGCAGCTGCGGCGCGGATGAATACCTTTCAGGGGTTGCTCAAGGGCATCTCCGATCGCTTCGGTGACTTCGCCAGCCGTGTGGCCAACTCCGGTGCGTTCGAGTTCATGCAGCGCAAGCTGCAGGATGTCAGTAACTACCTTGACCAGATGGCCAGCGACGGCCGCTTGGATCGCTTGGCCGAAGGGCTCAGCAAGGGTTTCATCCAGGGGGTTGAATGGGCTGAGCGATTCGCAAAGAAACTGCTGGATATCGACTTTCAGAAGGCAGCCGATGACGCAGCGGCGTGGTTCAGTAGTCTCGGGCAGCACTTGGATGAAACCCAGCAGAAGCTGGCTGCATTCGTTCTGCCGTTTCGCGCGCTGTTCAATGGCCTGACCTCCGGGCTCTCGTTGGTGGCTGCCGCGGTCACCAGCAAGATGAGCGAGGTGCTGGGACTGATTGAGGAGGTGGCCGAACGGTTGCCCGAGGCATTGGGTGGCGAGCGCTTGCGCAACTCGGTGCGTGCTGCCCGTGAAGCTCTGAATGGCCTCACGGCTGGTTTCGTGGCTCAGGTTGAGCAGGATGGCAAGGATATTCAGTCGGCCTGGGACGCGGCCATGGGAGGTGTGGTCGAGACCGGCAAGGGCAAAATGGCCGAACTGACTGAGTCGGTAAAGGCCGGCGCAGATGAGCAGTTCGAGCATGTTGTCCAACGTGTCACCAACATCAACAACGCACTGAATCAGATCAGCTCAGCCAGTTCGGTGGCCGAGCTTCGCAAGATCGGCGACGAGATGTACGCCGCCTATAAGCGTGGCGACATCAGCCAGCAGGAGTACGCTGCCAGCTCGGTCGAGCTGAATCGCCGGCTGACCGAGCTGGGTGGTGGCGCCAAGAATCTCGCCAGCGCGGTGGGTATTGCGGCCGAAAGCCTCAAGTCCCTGACCGACGTACAGCGCGCCATCAGCGATGCCAAGACGGATCGCGATATCGCCGCCATCCGCACCGCGTTGCAGAGCCTCTACAACACTGGCCAGGTGACGGCGGCTCAGTACAACGCCGAGCTGGCCAAACTCAACGCTCGTCAAAAGGAACTGACCCTGGCCCTCCAGGGTGCCACCAAAGCGCAGGCCGACAAGAACAAGGTCGACCGCGAGGCCATCGTCACCAGCGAGCAGCTACGCCGCGAGAGCGGCAAGCGCATGGAGGCCGAGCGGCAGGCCAGTGGCGAGGCGATGGAGCGCCGTCGCAGGGAGTCCAGCGACGCCAAGCGCGACATGGGCGACATCGAGAACTTCTTCGGCGGCGTGATGACGCGTGCTCGTGAGCCGCTGGCGGCGTTGAGCAAGGCGGCGCTGGAGGCTTACGACAAGCTGCGTGGCATCAAGACGGCTGACACGGCCATTGATACCAGCAACTTCGAAGCCACCACCGCATCACTGCAGAAGGTCACCAAGGCCCTGGGCGAGGTGCAGGCAGCGGCCAGCCGGCCAATGACCAGCTGGCTGGGGCGCTGGTCGCTGGAGACTCAGCAGGCGAGCCTGCAGACCCAGCAGGCATTCCTTCAGCAGCGGCAGGAGCTGCAGCGCCTGGTCGAAGGATATGAGGCTGGAACCATCTCGGCCCGCTCGTTCGTGACTGCTGGGCGTAGCGCGCGCAGCGCTATGGATCTGCTGGACGAGTCCGACCTGAGCAAATTGGAGTCTGCAATCTCTAGCGCTGAGCAGCGAATGCGCGGCCTCGGTGATAGCAGCCGCTCGACGTTGCAGGGCCTGCAGGACGAACTCGACCAGCTGCGCGGCAATCAGGACGCCATCGAGCAGCGGCGCTTCGACGCGCGGCGCCGAGAGCTGGAGCTGCAACTGAACGAGGCCAAGCAAGGTGGCAACGCCCAGGCGGTAGCTGACATGCAGCAGTCCATCAACCTGCTGCGCCAGTTGCAGACCGAGACTGAAGAGAAGCGCGTGCAGGATCGTCTGAAACAAGAGCGCGAGCAGCGGGAGCAACGCCAGGCACCACAACAGCAGGCGCAGGAGCCGGCCACCGTTGTGCGCCTGACCACTGATCGCGGTCGCCGTGTCGACGTAACTGTGCCGGCCGGCCAGCAGGCTGACCTGCTCACCGTGCTGCGCGATGCCGGAATGAGGACTCTGTGATGCGGCTACTGCTGGATGACATCGACCTGAGCGCCGACCCGAGGCTGGGCGGCGAGCAAATGGAATGGGTCGACGAATGGGATTGGAACCCTGTCGAGCAAGACCAGAAGTTCAGCCTGGCCGGCGTGCTGATCATTCAGGAGGGCGTCAAGGTTTACGGGCGCCCGATCACGCTGAGCAGCAATGGTGGAGCCTGGTTCACTCTGGCTACGGTGCGGGCGCTTGAGGCTTTGGCTGCTGTGCCGGGGGCGGTTCACCACCTCACGATGCCGACCGGCGCCGAGCACTATGTGACGTGGAACCGCGTTGCGGGTCCTGTCGTGCAGGCCGTGCCGGTGCATCGCACCGTCAACCCCGACCCGGACTGGCTCCACCAGCTGACCCTGCGCCTGATCACCGTGGCGCCACCTCCCACGCCCGAACCTTGAACCTGAACAGCCCGCCCCGTGCGGGCTTTTTTATGCCCGGAGATTGTTGGCATGACGATTAACACCAGCGATGTGAAATTGCTCAAAAGCCAGCGCCTCAACGATGAGTCGGACGGCGGCGGTCGCGCCACTGGCCAGGCCGTTGTCGATGGCCTTTCCAATGAGCTGTTCCGCGACGTGTCCCGCATGGATCGCACCCTGGGCGACGTGAGCCTGCGCAAGGCGTATGCCGGCGTGGTTGCGCAGAACGCTGACCCCTACCTGGGCGCGCATGCGATTGTGACCAAGGCGCCGGCTGACCCGAATGTGTCCGTTCTGTTGTTCAACACCGGCAGCCAGACCGACGAGCGCGCCGCCGTGCGCAACCGCATTGAGAGCTATCTGGTCGCCGCGACTGCCGCACAGTTCGAGTTGCTCGGTAACCAGCAGATTGGCCAGCGCGCACTGGCGTGCGTACAGATCGAGAGCCGTCGCCAGCCTGAGCCGGGCGAGGTGTTCCAGCTCGTCTACGGCAATGACAGCCAATACGTGCGCATTACTTCGGTCGAGGCCCGTATCGAGACGTATATCTACGACTTCGGTAACGGCAACTTCAAGGAGTTCCCGCTGCGCCGCCTCGACCTGGGCATCAGCGCGCCGCTGAATGTCACGTTTCCGGGCGGCGAGCCGTACCCGACCGGCACCATCGGCACCAAGTCGCTTGTGCGCGCCACTCAGGTGGCCGACGCGGCGCGCTATTACGGCATCAGCCCGCTCGCTGCGGCCATCAGCCAGGGCGACCTGTCGGTGCGCGTGCGCAGTGTTTATGCCCAGCTCGTGCCGAGCGCGACCCGTGAAACCCCGCTGATCGATCAGTTGGGTGGCTACCGCAACCGCGTGGTGCTGGCCAGCGGCCCGGCCCGCGCTATTGCGCTGCAGTTCGGCGCCGTCACCGCCAGCCAGTCACGCACGTACCTGAGCACCGCGTGCGTGCCGGGCAGCGTGCAGCTGACCGCTGGTGGCGGGGTGTACGAGGATGATGCCCGTGGGGGCTTCCGCTTCGTCTCCGGCAGCAACGTGTTCAGCACCCTGGAGATCAACTACGAGACCGGGCAGATCGATGTCTACCGCACAACCGGTGCGTTTGTCGGCGCTGCGTCCGGGGTGTATACGCCGGGTGCGCCGCTGACCGGCCAGGCTGTGACCGGTGAAATCGAGATCGAACTGGGCAACCGCGGCTTTGCCTACACGTTGAACCTTGCCGACGCCAAGCCGCGCCCGGGCTCGCTGATCGTCAGCTACATGGCCCTGGGCAAATGGCAGGAGCTGCGCGACGCCGGCAACGGCGAGTTGGTGGGCGAGGGTACTGGCACCATTGCTTTTGCCACGGGCGGCGTGAGCCTTACCCTGGCTGCGCTGCCGGACGTTAGCAGTTCGATCATCTATCAGTACCTGACCCAGGCCGACAATGGCGTGACCCAGCACACCGGCAGTGCTGCAGCGGGATCGCGCGCGGTCGTGCGCCACCAGTTACCGCACGACGGCATCCTGCCGGGCTCATTCACTGCGACTTACACCTCTGGCGGTACTGCTCGCGTGGTCACCGATCAGGGCAATGGCCAGTTGGGCGGGGCGGGCGGTAGCGGGGTGATCTACTACCCGAGCGGCGAGCTGGTAATGGAGCTGACCGCATCGCCGGATGTCGGCACCTCTATCGCTTACGCCTACGAGCAGGGCACCGTGAATGATGGCTCTATCACGCTCGGTGCTGATGGTGGCGGGGTGGTCAGCGGCACACTGCCAGGTGCGCCACTGAAGCCGGGCAGCGTGCGTGTCGAGTGGGCTGTGACTCAGCGCCAGGCGGCGCCGGCTGCGTACCGTAACGGCACCGAGGCGCCCATCTATGAATCGCAGATCACCAAAACGCGCAGTGCTGTTGACGATGGGAGCGGTGCATGGGCTGAGGGCTTCGCCGGCAGCATCAACTACACGACCGGGGCGTTTACGCTCAAGGTGCGCGGCGACTACGTTTTCAAGCAATACAGCTACATTCGGCACCCGACTGTTGCGAATGCAAAGCCGGAGCTGCGTGCAACTGATACCACCCTGCAGGAGGGCTTTGGCGGCACGCTGCAGGTGCGGTCGCAGTCGGCCGGCCTGGTATACGGCGGTCAGACCGACTCGCAGCCGGCGCCGCCGGTCACGTTCGATCTGCTGCCGAGCATCACTGACCCCATCGTGCCGGGTTCGTTGATCCTGCAGTGGGGTGGCCAGGTGTATGTCGATCGCGACGGGGTGCTGTTCCGTGGTGTATCGACCCAGACCAACGCCGGTACCGCCGTCGGCTCCGTGGACTACGCTGGCCGCCGCGCAACGCTGACCACGTACCCGGCCGGTGCGCCGGCTGCAATCAACGTGCTCGCATGCCTGACCAGCAATGCGGGCTTCGACATCAACTCGGTGACGTTTCGCACGCCAGGCGCGCCGCTGCGACCGGGCAGCCTGCAGATCACGGCAGTGCGGGCTGACAACGCCCAGGTAGTCACGGCCGTGGCTGATCTGGCTGGCAATATCGACACCCCGGTGATCAAGGGGCGCGTCGACGCGACGACGGGCATCTGTCGCCTGCAGTTCACGAGCAACCCGGACGACGTGACGGGCACCAGCGACATTCCGGTTATCCCGGCGTTGCTGCGCTACAACACTGTGCTCTACACGACGCTGCCGCTCGATGCGACGCTGATCGGCCTTGACCCTGTGCGGTTGCCAGCCGATGGCCGCGTGCCGATCTATCGCGAGGGCGAGGTGCTGGTGATCCACCACACCGCCGAGACCAATATCGGTAGCCCGTCTGCCGGTCAGGTCGTGACACTTGCGCGTGACCATCAGGCCGACATCGAGGTGGTGGATGCCAACGGCGTTGCGCTCGATCCAGCAGCTTTCACAGCCAACCGAGAGCTGGGCCGGGTGACGTTCGCAGATCCGCTCGTGCTCAACGATGCCGAGGGTTCGCCGCTTGTGCCGCCGCTGCGTGTGCGTGATCGCGTCGAGCACATGACGGTGTGCAACGAAGTGCAGATCAGCGGTGCGCTTGGCATCAATAGCCCGGTGCCGTGGGATCTGCCGCCAGCGGAAACGCAGGTCAGTAGCGCGGTGGTGTGGGGCGACCTGCAGGCGCGGCTGTATCGCTGGTTCACGCAGCAAACGTGGAACAGCAGCGCGCCCAACTGGAGCGACACCCCGAGCGGCGGCAGCACCACGGCGCAGTACGACCAGCTCAACTACCCGCCCGTTGTCACGAACTTCGGCAGCATCGCCGGCCGCTGGGCGCTGGTGTTCACCGGCAGTGGGTCGTTTCAGGTCGTCGAGCAGCAACTGGGCATCATCGCGGTCGGCTCTACCGGCGCTGACTGCGCGCCGATCAACCCGGCAACGGGCACGCCGTATTTCGTGATCCGGGCCGCTGGTTGGGGTAGCGGCTGGTCGGCCGGCAACGCAGTGCGCTTCAACACCGATGCGTGCCTCGGCCCGCTGTGGATCTGCCGCACCGTGCTGGCCGGGCAGGGCACGGTGAAAGATGACACGTTCAAAATTCAGGTGCGGGGGGATGGTGACTGATGACGGCAGGATTGATTGGGAGCGGGACAGAGATAGATCCGTGGCTAATTCAAACGCGCGGTCAGTTCTCTAGCGTTGTGCGTGATGCGTCAAGTGGTGGCTATTATCGAGTTGTCGCCGAGCTGTGGGGTACGGCTGCGATTGATCTGCCGCTAGTTGCGAAGACTGCCGCCGCTTCTTATGTCCGCAAGTGGGTTGATCTGAACGGCTTTGGTGTGCGGCTGTCGGGAGTAGGGAGCACTACTGCGTCGTGTGCGCTGGCAGGCCTGCATGTGAGCAATGGCTGGATTGAGTTTGGCTACACCAGCCCCTCGGCATCGACTCAGATGACCATGCTTTATCGGTGTTCAGCTGAGGATGTTGCTTTTTACTCTCGTGTTTCCGGGTCTTTTTCTTCGGGGATCTATTTCGTTGAGTCGACCGGCATATCGGCAGATTTGCCGAGGCTGCTTCGCCGCGTTGTGTTCCTTAGCGGAATAAATCCTCAAGCCCAACTGGCGGCATTTTTCTCTAACATCGTTACGGGCCTGACGGTTTCTCAGGCTTATGTGTTCGCCAGCACGGCCACGGGTTGGAGTTCTGCGGGCATAACGCAACTTTCAGCCCCAACGCTGGCTGCGCTTGACGCAGCCAGTGCTAACGCTTTCAGTGCTGAGGGTTGGTGGCAGGATGGTGCATATGTCTATCCGTGCCAGGTCGATACTGTTCAGCTGTCAGTGTTTGCTCTTGTTGAGGGCGTCGCGACTAAGCGAGTTGCGTGGCAAGCTGCTGGTCGAACTTGGGTTCGCGTTGGCGAAACAGATGATGTAGGGGTCGCGCAGTTCACGTTGCGTATTCGCAAGTTCTCAGTTTATGCCCTGGCGCTGATGGAGGACTTTGATGCTTCCGCAATCCGTTCGCAAATGGGGGTTGTGGCTGGTGCGTGGTATCTGCCACCGACTGATAACGGCTTCATCTATCAGGCTGGGGCGGCAGGGTTTGTGGGTGTTATTGATGGTGTGGTGTTCGACGACCAGCCGGTGACCGTCGACGGCGTGTTGTTCACTCCGCGTGAATGTCACCCGGCGGTTGTGCGCTCCGGATTGTCTGTAGTCCGCAACGGGCTGTCCTTTAGCTTGACTCTAGACACTACGTCGGATGCAGGGTCTGGGGTTGAGGGTGATCCCGCCTATCTCGATGGCGTGGTTGAGGAAATCCACCCGACCCTCGGCGCTGTGCGGCCGCTTGCTAGCGCCGAAGTGGCGGTGTTCGAGCGACGCGGCGAACAGTACGTTTCGATGGGGCGCGCGTTCTCTAACGTGCTGGGTGAATTTCGCGTCGAGACCGAGGTTTATGGTGGTGGCGATGTGTTCGCCTTCGCCTTGGACTTTCCCGGCGTGATTTGGGCGCCCGGCATCGAGCTGGGCATCGGCGCCCGCGTGCGGCCGACCGTGAACAACGGCTACGTCTACGAGATCGTCTCCGGCGGTGTGTCCGGCACGTTTGAGCCGGACTGGTGGGCTGATGCCGGCGACGGCACCGAGGGCTATATCGGTACGGCGCGAGCGAAAGCCAGGCCGTACTACCAGCCGCAAGCGCACGGGCCGCTCAAAATGACATTCACGTGAGGTGGCCATGCTGCGCTTTCGACTGGTCGGCACCTACGTGGTGCCGGCGCCGTTGGTGTTTCGGCTGGCTGCGCGTCATGTCGATATCGTCTATCCCGAACCGCCCCGGCTGGTAATGAGCGTGGGCACCGGCTGGGCGTCCGCAGTAGCACGGGACGTGCGGGCCGGTGACGCCTTCGCTGATGTGCCACCGCGCGAGGTGATTGCAACGCTGGGGCATGAACAGGCAGTTGCCTATGACGTTGATGCCGGCGACGTGTGGCGGCGGGCTGGCACGATGGACGCAATGCAACGCGAGGCCTGGTCGGCAGCGGTGGCCAGGCAGGTGCAGATTGCGCAGGCCTGGGGCACCGTTGCTGCGCATGACAGTGCATCGGGGCAGCGCTGGCAGCAGGGCGTTGCATCAGACCAGCACGCGCTGGGTGCGCGTTGGCAGCAGGCGGTGCCGGCTGATGCTGGCAACGCCGTGCTGTTGCGTGAGACCGATCGTTACGGCGCAGCGTGGCGTTATACCGATGCGCTGCCGCCGTACATACCCGGCACACGCCCGCTGCGCTTCCGCTTCAACGGCAGGCGGTACCGACCCAAGGCGGTCGGGCCGGTGTACTTCCAGCTCGGCCAGGATCTACGCGGCCACCCAACGCAGCCGCGCGACAGCTCGGTGAGCATCGGTTTTGGCAGCTCGCGTGCGGTCGACGTGCGCAAGTCGCTACCGTGGCAGTGGGCGCGCCCCGTCGATGCATACCCGACCGGCATCACATACCCCGACTATGACGGCCCGGTGATCATCATCGAGCCGCCAGAAGAGCCGGAAATTCTGGAGACCTACATGATCGTCAACAGCGTGAGCTGTGTGGTGCTGCCGAGCGGCACGCCGCTGCAGGCGACTGACCTGCGCCTGCGGCTAGACATCGACAGCTTTAGCTGGTCATTCAGTTGCGTGCTGGATGGGGAGCCGTCGCTGAATCTGGTGCGCCCCGATCTCGATGGGCTGAAAACCCTGGAGATCACCATCAACGGCTGGGTCTGGCGAGTGATCGTTGAGGATTACGCCCGGGCGGCGCAGTTCCCTGTCGAGCGCTACACGATCACCGGAGCCAGCCGCACGCAGTACCTGGCGGCACCCTATGCGCCGTTGCGGTCGGCGGTGAACTCGATGGAGATCAATGCGCGCCAGGTGATGGACGCGCAACTGCTCAACACCGGGTTCAGTGTTGAATGGGATGTGGATGGCTTCGGCCCGCCCGACTGGACGATCCCGGCCGGCGCGCTGACGTACCACGATCAGACGCCGATGCAGATCATCGCCCGCGTTGCCGAGGCTGTCGGCGCCGTTGTCCGGCCGTCAGCGGATAGCGACCAGCTGGAGATCCTGCAGCGTTACCGCGACCCGCCCTGGTACTGGGCCGAAACCATCGTCGACCGGATCATTGCCGGCGAGGTGATCACGGACGTATCGAGCAAATGGACGCCGCAGCCGCAGTGGAACAGCGTCTACGTCAGCGGTACGACGCACGGGGTCGCCGTCGACGTGCGCCGCGCCGGCACGGCGGGTGACGTGCCAGCGCCGGACGTGTTCGATGACCTGATCACCGCCACGCCTGCAGCCCGCTCGCGCGGGATCTGCGAGCTGAGCAAGGGCGGCAATCAGGAACTGACCAGCCTGACTATCCCGCTGTTCCCGGTGGGTGGCAGCGCGCCGGGCCTAGTGCTACCGGCGCACCTTGTCGAGGTTCGCGAGAAGTTGCGAACGCCCTGGCGCGGCCTGTGCCTGGGCGTCGAGATCTCGGCCACTGGCACCGGGGCAAGTATCGTTGATCAGGTGCTGAGCATCGAGCGGCATCACAGAGAGGGCGCCTGATGGCAACTATCAACCCATGGAAGCGGTTCACCGAGCTGCTGCCCGGTGGCCAGCGCACGGTCGGACAAGTGCTGAGCATCAGCGCCGCGACGGGTACCAGCATCATCGAGCTGCGCAACGGCGTGCAGATCGCCGTGCGCGGCGTGTCGGTGGCTGTCGGGCTGCGTGCGTTCGTGCGGGACGGCGAGATCACCGGCCCAGCGCCGGAGCTGCCGCAATACGACATCGAGGTTTAGGTGGGGTAGTCGTCGAGGTTGGGCTCGACGATGTTCTTCGCCAGCCGCCGCAGCTCGGCGTGAGCCTCTAGCCTCTCCTCGGCTGACAGCGCCTCGTCAGCGAATGTCAGCGCGGCCGCTTCGGCATCGAGGATCTGCGCCGCAGCGAACCGCCTCGCCACTCTTCGCGCGAGCCCGCGCCGCACCAGCTTGTCACCCATGACCACCTCTTGAACTGACCAATCTACGCCCGCCACGTGCGGGCTTTTTTTCGCCTGGAGGAAACTATGTCCACACCACGTGGCGTACGCAACAACAACCCCGGCAACATCGACTTCAACCCGCGCAACAACTGGCAAGGCCAGCTCGGCCTTGAGCTGGGCGTGCCGCGCCCGCGCTTCGCTCGCTTCGATTCGCCCGAGAACGGCATTCGTGCGCTTGGCAAGCTGCTGCTGAACTATCGCGGCAAGGATGGGATGCCTGGCGTCGGCGGCTCTGGCATCGACACCGTGCGCGAGACCATCAGCCGCTGGGCACCCGGCAACGAGAACGATACCGAGGCGTACATTTCCGCCGTAGCCAAGGCGCTCGGCGTGAAGTCGGACGCCGTGATCGATGTGCGGCAACGCCCGGTGCTGCGTGCGCTGGTTGTCGAGATCATCAAGCACGAGAACGGTGCACAGCCCTACAAGGCCGAGGTGATCGACGAGGGTGTGCGGAGGGCGCTGGCATGATTCCCGCCCAGTACCAGCTGGCCGCCAAGGCTGGCGGCGTGCTGCTGCTAATGGCGCTCGCCGCCGGCGTTGTCTGGTGGGCTATGGCGCCGCGTGTCGACAACGAGGCCCGGCGCGCAGACAAGGCCCAGGCCGATCTGGTCAAGGCCGAGCAACTGATCGAGCTGCAGGCGGGCGTGCTCGCGCAGCAGCAGAAAACCCTGGGCGACCTGGCAGAGATCGAGCGGCGTATGCAGCAGCTCGGCCAGGTGGTTGCCCGTAACCATGCCGCCCAGGCGGCTGCCTTCGCGGAGCTGAAACGCAATGACAAAGCCGTGGCTGATTACCTCACTGGTGCTGTGCCTGCTGCTCTCGGCCGGCTGTACGAGCGCCCCGAAACCACCGACCCCGCCGCCTACGCAGCCCCGCCTGGAGTGCAGCCTGGTGCCGTGCCGCCTGCCGTACCGCCCGCCCGTGCTGGTGAATGAGCAGTGGGGCGAAGCCCTGGACGCGGCCGACGCCGCGCTGCTGAGTTGCGCCGGCCAGGTGCTGGCGTGCATTGAGCGGCAGAGCAAGCAGCGCCCTTTGCCGTAA